ACGCTGGAGCAGATCGTAATCGAGAACGCCACGGCATCGGAGATTGAGGACATCGAGCGAGAAATCGCCATGCTGGGCGAGTTGGCCCCATCTACGATGCAGGCGATTGCCGACCGCAAACGAATTACGCACCCCGACGACTAGCTAGCCCGGCCCGGCCCCGAGGGCTCCACGGAGCCCGACGGAGCGGACCGACACCCTAACCCGAGGAGAGAGAATCATGTTAACCATATTGCTTGTTTGTTTTTGGGCGGTCGTCTTTTGTCGCATAGACTTCTTGATTCCGCGGTGGCGGAATCAGGAAGGCCCCGACCGGTGGTGGCAAGTGGCAGTGATCTGCTACGTGCCATTCATCGCGGCGATCACGATTCTACTGGCAGCCACTCTTACCTAGCCCGGCCCGGCCGCGCTCCCCTGCGGGGGACTGCGAGCGTGCCGACCGCAACTCACCCAGCAGTGAATGGGAGGCAAGGGAGAGAATTATGGATCAGTACATCACACGCAATGGGAAAATCTGCTCGGTCACACCAGGCGCCGGACTCCAGGAAGACCACGACAGCGATGTCGGCATGGGGCCACGACTGGTAGAATGTGACGCAATATTCCCCATCGCAAAGGACAGGGGATCTTGCGAGGCGAACGCAAAAGCGATCGCCAAGTACGAGCGCGGAGCAAGGGGAACGACTGTATTACTCGATGGCGTGCCGGTGACCATTCCGGCCACGATTGACTGACACTCTCTCCTGGCCCGCCGTCCCAACCTTGGCGCAAGGCGGACGGAGACCGCGTACCGGCGGGGCGAGGGAACGGCGCGAAAGCGTAGTCCGAGCCTAACCACGTGTGGCCGTCTGGCGGCGGGCCAGCCTATTTTCAAGGAGAACGAATATGTCTGACGATCAAATTTCCGCTAAGGTGTGGACGTTTGTGGAGTCGCTTGGCCGAGGCGACACGGCGCATCACAACTACGTGAGCGTCGCGGGTTGGCCTGCGATGGTATCGCTAAGCCGATCAGATAGCGTGGACGGGCCGGGGTGGAGGGTTGTAGTGCGCGATTCAGATATCGCGCAGCCGCCAAGTGACGCCATGGATCGGCAGTTCTCCGCGAGACTACTCGCGGTAGACTTGGCCAACGCTCTGTCGCGGGAGCATATGGACTGCCTCCGCGTAGGCCACTGTCCATGCCCCGAGGCACACGCCATCGACATGTGCGACTGTGACTGTGTGTGTCGTTATCCCGCTGAGCACAGCCTTCTTGTGCGCAACGACATCGAGGCGACCATTCGTGGGCTACTGGAGCTTCACGCGATGGCGTCTGTGCAGGTCTAGTGTGGCCCTCCACGGCGGGCCAGCCTTTTTAAGGACACCAAAATGGGATTCGGCAAGAACCTTAAAGCGGCACGCGAAGCGAAGGGGCTGACGCAAGAGCAACTGGCCCGGCTGCTTGGCGTGACCGTGTACACCGTGAGCAAATGGGAGCGCGAGGAGCACGAGCCGCCCGCGGAGACGATGCGGCGCGCGGGGAAGCTGCTCGGCACGAGCGGCGCGCAACTGATCGAGTGACCCTCACCCCTGGCCAACCCCAGGGGAACGGGATGCGACGTTACGAGACCCTAACCCGAGAGGAGAGATCATGACGACCGTGTGGATCAATACCGATGACCGGAACTGGAGTCGAGAGGGAGCTATTTTCGACGACTACGCCAAGGCCAAGCGAGGAGCAGCGGCAAACGCCGCAGTTTTCGATACTGACGATCTACTCGCAACGCTGGAGCAGATCGTAATCGAGAACGCCACGGCATCGGAGATTGAGGACATCGAGCGAGAAATCGCCATGCTTGGCGAGTTGGCCCCATCTACGATGCAGGCGATTGCCGACCGCAAACGAATTACGCACCCCGACGACTAGCTAGCCCGGCCCGGCCCCGAGGGCTCTCCTGCGAGAGCCTGACGGAGCGGACCGACGAACGGGACGCATTACCCAGCCCGGTGCCAGGGCGTTAAAGTCGGCAGAAAGCGAGCGTATCATGAAAGCGATCGACGTATTCTGTGGAGACAGCAGAGCGGCAGCCGGGGCCAGGTGCATCGTCAAGCGAGCGCTGACCAAGATGCGGCTGCCGATACCCGAGGACAGGCAAGGGCTTGCCGCTGCCTTTATTCTCGCCCCATGGGAGTTCTCCTCAGGTATTGAGCGAGCAATCGAGGAATCGAAACGCGCGTACGAACGAGGAGACGCCCAACGCGAGCAATGGAAGGCAGAGGACGTGGAAACCCTCATGGCCCTACTGAATGTCCAGCTCGACTGGCCAGGGCTATACCCGACCTACCAATACAAAGGCAAGGTTCCCAAGGGCGTGCGCGTTGTGGAGGGCTACCAACTATCTCACGTCTGGTCGTTGATCCGAGAAATCCGAGCAGCGAACGGGGAGGGCTTATAGCATGACGCGCGAACGCAAGACTGTTGACGTTTGGGAAATCTGGCTGGACCACGGGCAGGGGTGGGAATGCGAGTGCATCGAACTAACCCGCGCCGCCATGGTGGAGAACCGCAAGGCGTACCGAGAAGCCGGCTACTCGCCGCGCATCCGCCGGCGCAGAGTGCGCCGAGAAGCGTTGGAAACACACGACCCAAAGACACCCTAAGGCGAAAGGCTAGCCCCATGATCGCGCGATTGCACAACAACGGCTGCGAAGTACGTGTTGACATCGGGAATACAGGGCAGAACTGGCCAAACTGCACGGGAGAGCAACCGGGATTCCCTTGGCTGTCGTTCCGTGATGCCTGGGCCGCAGCCGAGAAGTGGGCCCGAGAACACGGAGCCACCGAAATCATCAAGACGGGAGAAAAGAAATGAAGCTCACTATCACCATCGAAATGGACAACGCGGCATTCGACCCACGAGAACTGGAGGTCGCCCGCATCCTGCGCGAAGTCGCCCAGCAATTGGACGACGGGAGGCAACTCGACGACTGGTTCCCCGCTCTGCGCGACGTGAACGGAAACCTTTGCGGCACGGTACACGTGGACTAAACGCCCCGCCCCTCACCCCTGGAGCCAAGCCAGGGGGCTGGGATGCGACGTTACGAGACCTAACCCGAGGAGAGAGATCATGACGAAACAAGAAGCCATCCAATTCGTTCGCGATCATTCCGACCAGGACAATCTGTCGGATGACGAATTGACCCCTGTGTACACCGCTCTCTATGGCGAGGAGCCAGACGAGCAGGACCGAGAGGAGGGGCTGTGGTCGCACTGCTGCGCAGCGGCTGGAGTGCATGACTAGCGAATAGTGCCGCTGTGGCCCCGTGGCGGCACTGTCAGCGGGGTTGTACCCGAGCGGTCTAACGGGGCGTTTTAGACACCCTAACCCGAGGAGAGAGATCATGAACGAATATTGCTTGATGGATTTCATGAACGACAACCAGATGCGTGGACTGCTCGCGGGACATGATACAACGCCGCAACGGCTGCGACTATCCGTTGATGCGAACATACCAGCATCGTCCATAGGCTACGTGTCGCAACTCTGCTCTGATGAGGCCACGCGAATCGTGCAACTCGATGCGGCAAGGCAACTTGCGCCTTTCGTGATCTGGTATGGTGGCATTCCGGTGGAGTGAAGCTAGCCAATGAACCCCGGCCCCGAGGGCTCCATGGAGCCCGACGGAGCGGACCGACCTTTAACCGAGGAGAGGGAATATGATCGCGAACAAGACTACCGCCATGCAACGGGCGTGGCATTATTTCCACGAAGTCCCGGGAAGAGACGTTCCGCCATTGGCGATCGAGTACGCCAACCACCTGGCGCATCAGTTCGGCGTTTGTGGCGAACTGGTCTTAACTGCGATGGCACACTACGCCCAATGCGTGGAGGGGCTGCCATGCGGCGATGGCCTGTATCGTGCTGACGAGGACGCAAGGAAGTGGTTTGCCGCACACGCCTAACCCCCGCCCCACCGCGCCAGAACGTGCGGCCACGGCGAACATACCATTTCGGTGACACCAACGAAATGGTGCCACGGCGAAGATTTTGGAGAAGGAGACATGAACTGCCAGGTTCTCTCTGCCGCGCAGGATGTATTCCGCGCCGAGGTATCGTCGGTTGGGACGCCGCTGCACTTCGGCGATGCGTCTACTATCCGCCCTGTCTTTGCGGACGTTGATTCGGCATATCCGCGTGAGTACCGAGTGCCGCTGTATTGGCATGATACAGTGGTGGCGCGCGTGCGAGTGTGGCTACACGCAGACGGGAGGTGCGTGGCAGACCCAGTTATCCCGCAGAACTGAGCCCCGCCCCACCGCAGTGGAACCCGTTCCGAAGAAGTCCAGGCGGAAATAGGATAGCACAACTACACCCAGCCCCCAGCTATAAGGCGGGGTGCCTGAGCGGCAGATCGCTCCCGGACTAGTCACCCGGGATTACTCCAAGCGGCCTGCGGCTGGAGGCTGGGCATTTCAAACACCGGAAGCGACACATGAAATCGCACAAACCCAACCCCGAAGGCGAAAAGAACTTGGCGTATGCCCTCGCTTTCGTGGGCATAATCCTGTGGATACTAGGGTGGCTCAAATGACTCCACGCTTCTTTGGCTACGCGCGCAAATCCCCTACCGGATTCACCTCTGGTCAGACGGCCAACGACCCTATCCCGTCCCTTGACCGCCAGGAATCCGATCTCTACAAGATGGCCGAGCGGTTCCCTGAGTGTGCGTACGCGGGATGCTTCCGAGAGCACGAGTCGGCCGTTGAGGTTGCCTGGAACAAGCGGCCCGTGTTCAAGACCCTGCTGAGCGATCTGCGCAAGGGCGACCACCTGGGTCTCTGGCGACTCGACCGGCTGGAACGCGAGCCCTTCCGCCTCATGGCGGCCCTGAAGGCGCTGGTAGACCTGGAGGTCACCATCCACGTTGACCAGGCGATGGGCGGACTGCCCGTGGACCTGAACACCACCATGGGCCGCGGGCTTGTGATGATGCTGGCAATGTCGGCTGATCTGCAAAAGGGATTCCAGGTCGATGGCATCAAGCGTGGCCTGGCATGGCGCAAGCAGTGTGGCTTGGCTATGGGCTGGATCCCGCCTCTAGGGTGCAAGTTCGTACTCGTGCCTGGGAAGAAAACGCGGCTTGGGAATCCGGAACGGCGTGTCGAGTGGAACGACGAGGAATGTGCCGTCATTCGCGAGATCCGCAACAGGATCAAGGCCGGCGAGACGTTCGCAGAACTCGCCCGAGACTTCAAGGCCAACAAGCGGATGCGCGTTCCTAAAGTGCCGTGGAGCTACAACCTACTCCGCAAGGCGTACGCCTTCTACGACAAGCTGCTTGCCGAAGGAAAAGACCTCGGCGGGTACTCGCTGTCCGAGAACACTGCGGAGGCGTTTCGCCAACGAGAGGAAGAGATTGCCAAGGAACTGGAGGCGAAGCAGACTACGATTAGCCTGCACCTGAACAAGGAGCGGCACAAGCGAGACAAGCAGCGACAAAAGGACGAATGCCGCGTCATTCGCGAGCGGCGCGAGAAAGCGAAGGCCGAAGCCGCGAAGCCGAAGAAGGTACCTGAGTGGGCTATCCGGCTTTGGCGGGGAGAGAAGCCTTTTTCTTCCGCTTCGGAACAGGAATCTTCCGCTTCGTCTCAGGCAACGCCTTGATACTGGGCGTCTTGCCTGCCCAGTCGGTTGTCGTCTTGGGTTTGTTGGCAAAAGCCCAGCGGGCTTGGGACTTTGGTTGACAAGGCACGGCTTACTCCTTCTTTTCGCGTTCTCTCTTCTTCTTCAGCGCACCCAACAACTGGTCGGCCTTACGGATTCCCGCTTTGGCCTTCTCGGCTTCCGGCAGGGCCTGGTATCGCTCGGGAATGTACTGACGCACCATCTCGCGCACGATGGGATTCTGATCGGCCTCGGCCTTGAGGGCGTTCTGGAGGTCGATCATTTTCCACTTCTCGGTGTCGTACGTGGCGGTCTTGGCCCCCGTGGTGAGGTTCATCAGCTTCTGCCACGGCGTCTTGCGCGGATCCTTTACGGTCAGCGCGGCCGAGGCTGCCGTAGAGAGTGGGCTGTAGTGCAGTAGGCGGTCAACCATCGGAAGCGGCGCGCTGGCCCCTAGCTTTTCCGTGGTGGACTCCAGATCCTTGATGTCTCGCCCTGACCACATCTGCCGCCCTGCCCAGCTCTCGATGCCCGCAAGGATTCCAGGGTGCAACCCAGCGCCGAACTTCTCGGCCGTTCTCCCGGCCGCTGGCAGACCGGACGACTTGAACACGAACTTGTTCAGATCCTCCAGGGGCAATCCAGCTTGACGCAGGAATGTGGTGTTTGCGCCCTCGCTCTGGATTGGAATAGCCAATCCCTCGCGTAGAAATGACGGGGCGTAGCCTTCTCCTTGGCCTCCAGCCGAGAAGTCATTGTAGGCCCGCACCGTCTGAGCCGTACGCCCACCGGGCCGCGCAGCAAGGTTGGTGATTTGGTAGGGCAGGTTAGAGCGAAGCCAGCCCCAGAATGGCACCACCTTCTTGAACGTGCTTCTCTCAAGAGGACTGGCCTTGGTGTAGTCGAACATGGCTTGGGTGACGAGGTGCTTGGCTGCGGCAGGACTGTAGCCCGACTCTCGAAGCGCGTTGTAGTATCCAAGCCGCAGCGTGCCCTCCACGAAGCCGTAAGCGTTCTCGGCAGTGTCCTTGACGGTCTTGAATGGATGTTTGACGGCTTCGGTGGGCCGCGTGAGCCAGTCGAAGACGCCGCCCATGAATCCCTCAGGAACCTTCGACTGCTTCGCGGCTGCCGCGGGTGTGGCGATCTCAGCTAGGGGCCCGAAGCCAGCGAGTATCCCTTGGTCAACGCCCTCCTGTCCATACTTGAGTGCCTTTGTGCCTCGGGTGCGGAAGTGCTCGGTAGCCCTGACCATGCTGGAGACGATTTTGTGAAGGGGAACCTTGCTCTGCGCCCAAGCATTGAACAGCCCGCCGCCCATATTCCTAACGTGGAACGCGGGCATCGGCATAGTCCAAGCCCATTTGTAGACCGACGTGGCCTTGTCGAACAGCTTGCCGATGGCAGTCTTGTTCTTCGGTTCCAGCGATTCACCAAATGCGCGGATTGCGCCGGCGGCGTTTTCCGAAACCCCGAGACTCGCCACGAACTTGGCCAATTCCTCTTCGCCCTTGGCTGCCACGTCGGGGTATTGCTGCGCTGCCCACGTGAGCAGCCCGTCCTTACGAAACTTCGCTCCATTCCACGCCTTAGCCAGGCTCTGCGAACCGGCCTTGCCTGCCTCGGAAATCACCCCGGGTTGCCCCAGGAACGATTGCGCGCCCTCCAGTGTGGCGATGTCGCCCAGCATGGAGTGCATGTAGGAGAACCAGTCGTCGACCGCAGGGCGATTGAATAGACCCTCTGAGGCGATCTGGTCGGGTAGTCGCTTGGCGTACTTGACGAACTCTCTCGCGCGGTTCTCTCGGAAGCGGGTAACGTACTTCTGCTCTCCGATCTTCGTGCTGACCGCCTGCCGGCCTTGGAATGTCCACTCTGCCGCATCCTTTGCGGCGTCCTCGGCTGTTCGGATACCCGAACCTTGCGCCTCTTGAATGCTGGGAAGAACATGCTGTTGACGCAGGTACATTTCCTGAAGGTCCAGGAGATTTGCCTTCTCGGGGATCTCCACGCCCATCGACGACAAACGCAGTTCCAGTCGCCGCTTCAAATCCTTGCCGGCGATCTTCTCTACCTGGGATGTACCGTCGTCCAGCAGCGTAACATCGCGGCCTGATACCAGCGGGTCCGTCACCGCCCTGTTGATTCGCTCGGAGTTGCCGGGGAAGTTGGTAAGCACTTCGGACCGGTGGACGTTGTGCCTGAATCGCTGGGTGTTTGGCTCACCTCCAGCAGCAGACTCCAGAGTATCCAGGACGACGTTACCGCGTCGGGGGAAGTGTTGGGCGTACGTATCCTCAAGCAACGCCGGGCTGCCCCCAAGTTCCATGTACTTGGCCTTGGCTTGATCCTTGATCGTTCGGAGTTGGTCAAAGAACCCGTGGTATTGGCTGGCCAGTTCCGTGGCGTCTCCGACAGCGCTTGGAAGGTCAACGCCGCTGGCAATGCCCATGCGCTGGAGCATTCCATCCAGGACTTCCTGCCCCTTGGGGATCTCGCCCATGGATTCGGCCATCCAGCGGGAGAAATCACCATAGGACCGGGCGTCTCCATTGGCCTGGAAGTGCTGGGCGATCTCCTGGAACTTGCCGAATAGGCGTTGCGATTCGTCGCGGAAGGCTGGGGCAATGTCGGTCAACGCGCCCTCCAGACGTTGCCTCTCAAGCCAAGCCGCATCCTTCACCTGCTGCCCCACGCCCGTGTAGTCGCCTCCAGCCACGGAACTGAACATACCGCGAAGGCCGGGGACAATGGGGTTTTTGTAGGCAAGAGCCTCAAGAGCCTTGGCTGCCGTCTCGCTGCCAGCCCCGAAGGTGATGGTGGCCGCGTGCTCTGCTGTAGGTTTTGCGAACGGAAGTCCTGGCAAACCGAACCCGAACACACCGCGCTCTTCCGCTCGAATCTGATCGGCTACCGACTGAGCCGTCTTGCGGTAGGTCGGGAGTTGCTTGGTGTCCTTCAGTCCAGCCGTGATGTACTTGGTCGCCGTCTCGAACGTCTTGCCAGCCTTGCTCGCCTCCTCGGCCATCTGCGCAGCCTTCGCCGCGCCCTTGACGGTAAGCGGGGCAGCCTTGAGAAACAACAACGGATCGGTAACCACTTCGGCAGCGAATCCGCCAACATCCCCCCAGTCCAAGCCCGGAGTGTTCTGACCGAGGATGCCCGCCTTCTCCAGGAGGTCTCTGCCTGACACCCGCGTCTTGGGGTCCGTGATACCGAGGGTATCGCTGAAGGGAATGAGGTTCGCTAACTGCTCTGGTTGACCCGCCAGCAAACCGCGTACAGCAGCGCCAGGCTTGTCAAGCGTCTGCCCAAGCCACTCCAGGCCGCCCACGGCAGAGTGCAAGAGCCCCGCTTCTTCTTCGGGTGTTACGGGAGGTGGCGCCGTCACGGCTTGCCTGTGTCGCGACAAGAACCCTAGCGGGTCAGGGATTGGGAGCGTCTCATCGTCGATGGGTTCGGGCTGCTCGAACGTCGGCATCTGCACGCCGAATGCGCGCGCTACCCGACGCTGCTTCGATGACAGCGGGTTCGCTGCCTGGAGTTGCTTACGGTAGAGCGAGGTGAAGTCAGAAGCCATAGTTCACCCTTACACGCCAGACGCCACTACGTTGATACCGCGTTGCTGCGAGGGGGTTGGCGACGGAAACGACTGGCGGAAATTCGACGGAGAACGTCGCCGCAGCGCTTCGCGAATCATCTCCATCTGTATCCTCTCGTCAGCGATTCCCAACCCTCCCAACACCGCTCGCTGCATGTCAATGGACGCGCTGGGGTCTAGCGTTGCCAACGCCTCTTGTCCTTTGGTGACAGTCACCGGGTCAATGGCTGCCTGCGGTTGCGCACTAGCGCCACCCCATTGAGGTTGCGCCCCAAAGTACGGCGCAATCTGGGCGGGCAAATTGGCTGGCGGAGCGATGTTGCCGCCGTATGCGCCGCCCATGGCCCTCCCGAATCCTTCCAATCCAGCTATCGCCCGCTTGTTTGCCATCTCCTGCATTGCCAGCTCGCGGGCCTGCTGTTGCGCGGCTTCGGCCATCTGCACATCGACCGGGTTGTAGCCCTGCTTCTGTAGCATGACGTTCCGCTGGCGTTCGGCTTGGGTGGCAGCGCGCTTATCGCGAGCCGCCTTCTGGGCGTCTTTGTCAACCGGAACAGTGGATCGTCCGTCCTTGCTGCCATACCATCCAGCCTGCGTTGCCTGGTAAAACTTCGCGTCCCCTGCATTTGCCGCCGCGAGAGCCTGTCGTTGCTGCTCCTTGTAGACGTCCCAACTCTGGTGTTCACTAGGGGCCGACGCGCCCCACTGCGGTCGCGACTGCCCGAGGACAGCCCCTTGAGTGCCGAGAGAATTGGCACGTTGCTGGGCTAGGGCCGCTTCTGCCGCCAAGTCACTCCTGGCGCGGCCTGTTGCGGCGGCGAGGTTGGCGTTGCCTTGGATGTCGGCGTTGGACTGCTGGCCTCTGGCGGGCATCCATGGCGTTTGTGGAGTCTGATCGACGATACCGCTGGGAAGTTGCGTTTTGTCCCAAGCCGCGGTGTGGTCGCGAATGCTGCGGGCCTCGGCCAATTCATTCGCCCTTTGTGGCGTCATTCCGGGGGTGAATTGCTGCATCTGCTGCGGGGACAACGCCGCGCCGCTGTTCCACAGACTGCCCAATGCCATCTGGTTGACGCTAGTGGACTGCGGCGCGGTCGCGACGGGCGGTTGCCTCCACTGAGGCGTCTGGGTCTGCGGAGGGACGTAGACGGATTGCGGTTGACTGCTCCATCGTTTGCTGGGATCGTACGGGGTGCGGGCTCCTGGGACAGCGCCTCGGTCGGCCGCTGGCGAAATAGACATGACGCCCGACGCTCCTGCCGTAGGTTGCTGCGGACCCGGCGATGGTTCCATGTACGGCCACCCGGGCGTAGTTGTCGGTCGAGGTGGAGGATTGTACTGCGGACCTACCATCCCCTGAGGAACCGCAGGGCCAGCCATTGTCATCGGCTTAGCGCCCCAAGCAGGTGGCGCGCCTGCAATGTTCAATACGGCCTGCGTTACCCTGGATTGCGGAATGGAATAGCGAGGACGCGAGCCCCAGGTCGGGAATGCGGCACCTGGAGCCTTCCGCGATGAGAACATATCCGGGGAGTAGACGGGCATGAGTATCTCCTTATGCCAAGGCTGGCACCAATGACGCGAAATTGACCGCCGTGTGCGGGGTGTATTCTCCAGTTCCGTCAATCCCGGCGTGGTACAGGGTTTCCCAGCTTGCAGTCGAGGCTCGCCAGAACTTATTCCAGTTCGATGGGTGAATCAAAAAGCGATAGCTCACCTGCAACTTGAGGGTGGAGCCCAAGGCTGTATCCGCGCGGGCCGTGGTTCCTCCGAACAGAAGTCGGCCAGCCGCATAGCTTCGGCCAAGAGTGTACGATGCAACCGCTCCGTTGTTGGTACAGTTCGCGTAATCGTCCGCGTAGGCCGGAACCGACAACACGCGGTAGTACGTGATGGTGTACTGCGAGGACCGGACGATGAACGAAGGCGCTTCGCAGGGTTGAACGGGAATCGAAGACGCTCCGGTCTTTGCGCCCCAGCGGAACCCGGCGTAATCCAGGGGTAAGTGCATGGACAGCGGGTGCAATTCTTCGCTGACAAATCGCTGCGCTGTCTCGTTGTAGACAATCTTGTTGGTGTACTTAATGCGACACCACGCATAGCGATAACTAGCAATCGGAGTGGTGCTGTCGAGCACGCCTTCTCCCTGGATGGTAGCTGCGTAGGGCCACGCAATGGTAGTCCCGTTGTACGGATATTGTTCCCACGCCAATTCGTTGAGGAGCGAGTATCTGTCGGCCCACGCACACTCCAAGAGGCGCTCTGCCTCCAGAAAGCCATTCACCCAGTTCTCCCGGGGAAAGCCGCCGTACTTGCTCTCCATGATTTCGTGATGCGCAACACTCATCTGTATCCGCCAACCTCCCTCATGTCGTTCTGAACCTGTTGGAGGGTACTTTCAATGCGGCGGACAGTCTCGGCCATGTCGTCCAGCTTGTAGTTCAGGATCTCAAGTTGCATTGCACTCTGCCCGCCTTGGCCTTCTTCGGTGGTTGCTGCGGAACGTGACGGCGATGACTCGAATCCAGCCACGTCATCCTCTGGCGTAGCCTTGATCGCCTGGCCGTCCGGTAGCCGATTTCCTCTCGGACTACGGGAGGATGTTTGCTCTGGCTCTTCTTGCTGGGACTGCGCAATTGACGCTTCGGGGATCTCCTCGGGCGCCATGGCGGTTGCGGACGCTTCTTCCGGCGCAACCGTCGCGTCTGTGGACTGCGGTGGAGTAACCGGGGCTTCGCCACTCGGGCGCTTTGCGGGTTCTGCTTGAGACAGAGCGACATCACGCTTACCGGACACCGCCGGCTGGCGCCACACAGGGAACGTAACACTCGACGATTGGCTGCTGGCGTTCACGGCGGGTTCGGGACGCGGGGAGGATGCGTCTACCCCGCTAACCGGAATGTCCGCTTCCTCTTCCTTCGCCGGCCCTTGTGGTTCGTCGCCGGCCACGCTCTGCGTCTCGGGAGTCTCGATTGCGGCGATGTCTTCTGTCCGCGTCGACTGGCTGCCTGCACTGACTTCATTGGCAAGCGGGGCTTTTGTTGGCTCTTGCGGTTCGTCGCCTGCAATGGGCTCCGAGGGCATCGGAGGAGGCTCCCACACCTCCGTCTCTGGCGAACCTTCAGCGGGAGGCGTGCTGCTTTCCGTATCGGGTTGCTTCTCCGCGGGGCTTGCGTTGGTATCGGGAATCTCCGCTTGTCGCATGGCGGCCGTCACCGGATCATCGGGCACCTCGGCCGCTTCCATGGCCGATGTAACCGCATCCTTGGGTGCCTGCTGCTTTGCTAGCGGCCTGGCGGGCATCGTTGGGTAACCGCGGTCCCCCATTGCGCCTTGCATCGGCACGATGCCCTCGGCGTCGGTCTCGTAGGACGCACCCTCGCCGTAGTCTTGTGGAACAGGGATGTCCTGCGCCGCCTGGCCACTGACGAGAGTTTGCATGGACTGGGGGAGACTGCGGCCAAGGCGCTGTTTGCGCGCGGCAGCGATCCTTACACGCATGTTGGCGTGCTGCTGCTTCTTCAACTGGCTTTGGTATCCTGCCCAGTCCATGCGTCATCCTGCTATGCCGCGAAGGGCCACTTGGTAGCCACGGCCGGGTCAATGATCGAACCCAACGCCGTACCGTTGTTCCAAGCGGAGAATACGCCGCTGATCGTCACGCCCACGTTTTCCTCGGAATCGTGGTCCGCTCCAAGATCCTCCACCTTCATCACGCGGCAATATCCGACTTGCCAGAACGTCGTGTCGGTGACGTAGAACTTGGTGGTGTAGTAACTTCCGACGGTAGGCAAAGTCGTAGGGTCGTCAAAGTAGGACTTGACTATGAACCCACCGGTCATAGCTCCGCGGTTGCGCTTGCGCCCCGCGGCAGTCTCTGACGAAACGTAGGGTCTTGTCGCGTTCTTCAGGATCAGCCGCCAGTAGCGTGTGTCGGTGAGTTTGGTTGACCCGAAGTACACCGCCAAGGACGTCGGAAGATAGAAGGCACAAGCCGTGCTGTCCGTGACTGGCGTTGTGTGGCTGGCGAGTACGCCGTTGCCAGAGAATCGCACATTGTACTCGATGGCGTGGTTTCTCTCCACGTCCCCCGTGATGTCGAGTACCTCGCAGATCGCGGTTCCGCTCTTGCCGGTGCCGTTGCCGATGTCTCCGGAAAACGATAAGGCGTCTCCAGGGAACACCCCCGGGGTATGTCCCTTTCCGATGAAGTAGCCCTTCCAGTCGGTTACACCGCCCTCGGACACCTGCCCGGCGCTGGTGTTGGAAAGTGTCAGGAGTTCCGATTCTTCAATGGTATCTTCGATCATCCACTTGCGGACGGTCGAGTACCCATTCACTGCTCCGGTTACGCCACTGGTAACGCCCATAAGTCACTCCTTACGCTTGAAGGTCAGCGGTGGTGAAGTACAGTTGAGTCTGCCCAGTCCAGACTGCTGACCAACCGCGAATGCCTCGGTTTTCTCGCTTGTCTTCCAGGATCTCGTTGGAGTCCACTAACGCACACTTGCCGACGAACTGCTTTTCGTTCCAGCGGAGCGCATGCAGACTAGCCAGCCACTTGGACATAGCCAGAACGATTTGCCACTCCAGGTCGAGTTCCTTCTTGGCCGACTGTTCTCCAGTCGCTACCTGGATTTGCCACTTCATGTTTCCCAGGGCGGAGCACGACGACGCATCCAACTGGAGCGGAAACCCGCCGGGGACGATCTTGACCGCAGGGAAGTCGCTGGTGGTGTAAGCGTCCTTGCGCTGCGGGAAGTCCTTGGTGGCGTCAAAGTAGTCGATCTCCGTCTTTACCAAGGCGGTATACCCGGTATTGGCGCGCAGGATCTTCCAGATTTCTTGGTACACGAGCCACAGCGGGTTGTTGGTGTCGGCTACGCTCATCGTTTTGCGTTCAGCACCCTCATCCCTGATCGAATGGCTTCAAGTCGCTGGTCTACGTACTGGCGGACATGGGAGTAGCGATGCCTAGGTCTGCCTTCGGAGTCCATTTCCATTGACCCGCGTGCCTCGTAGAGCCAGAGCCCGGCCGCCCATGCCGCAAGATCCTTGATGGTTGTTGGGGTTGTTCCTTGTTCGTTAGCGCAGGGTATCTGGTACGACGACGCCCGTAGCAGGTCGTCGATGTCGTCGCACACAACGGAGATGGCCTCGCTGACCATGGAGTCGATGTCCGTGGAGATGGCCTCGTTGTTGATGTCCGCCCACTCGCTGACATTCGTTCTCCCGTACCGCACTTCGATGTCCGCCCTGACACAGTAGGTGCTCATTACACTTCCTCCCCGATCGTGCCGTCAGCCAGACGCGATACGACCACCGGAACGCTGCCGGCAATCTGCGACTGAGAGGATGGCGAGTCGGTACACTTGGCGAGGAACAGCAAGTCGTCGTACACCTGGACGCAGCGGGGGTACTCCTTGAAGTTCCGCTCGAAGGCGAGGTTCTTTTTTGCGCAGGCAAGGAAGGCGGTGTGCAAGATGGGCGGAATGTCCACGGGGTCGCTGACGATGTACTTAACGCCCGCGCGTGAGGTGGTCACCGCAGTAGCCAACGTCAATGTCGTTGCGTCCGTGACGGACTTAATCGTGTGTTCTTCGAGGTACGGATAGGCGCCGGCCAGTCGCGTTGGGGCGTTGGTCGTGCTGGAGCCGAGACGAAGAATAGAGCCCTCCATGAGCGTAGAGAACGCGGTAGCCGAGCCGGCTACTGTCTTAGATCCAGCGGTGACGGTAATCGTGCCGGTCGTCTCCGCAGACTCCCGGCCACTGTACCGCAACGCACGGGGAGATCGCTTGGCAATGTAGTCGTACGTTTCGTTGGTATCGCTCGGAGGCCACACATACAGGGCCATGTAGCCGTACTGATCTTGCGCCGGGCCGAGGGCGTAATACTTCACGTCCCCCGCCCCCTCCCAGAAGCGATCAAGCGACAGCATGTAACTCATGTCCACGTACTGTCCAAGCCATCGCGTGTCGTTAGCCATAGGGCTGTTCATGGACACGAATTCACCCGGGAGCTTGTACCATCGCGGATAGGCAAGGTACGTCGTCGATGCCACGTCCCCGCCGGGGTTCATGGTCGAATCCAGAATGACGACCGTATCTGAACTGCGCGTCTCCACGTCGCAGACAACCTCGTCGAAGCGAACGCACCAGTCCTCGATGCTGGCGGGCCAGGTGGCTCCCGTGAGCGTGAGGGTCCGCGTGGCGTGAGTGTATACCACCGTGCCTGTACTCACCGCCTTCTGGAGCAGTATGCGGCCATTGACGCGCAGGTAACTCCAATCGCGCACGGAGGCGAATTCGGCATAGGAGTCAGCCACGATCTGTCGCATGGCATACGGAGACGGCGTGCCTCCGTAACCGGCAGCGAAGTCGTTTAGAACTTCAATCGCGTCAGAGAAGGTCAGCAAGCGTGTCGATGCCACGCGGAGCCTCCGTTGGTGTGACCCGTTCTCGTACCTGTTCTTTCAACTGAACGAACTCCGTTGGCGTCACGTCGCCGCCGTATTCTGCCTCAGCGGTCCGGCGGGCTTCGGCCGTCACGAGGTCGTCGGCGACGTGTGGAGGCTTGGGCGTAGTGTCGATCTCCGGGTCTGGCAGGTTCATGCCATTGCCGTGAAGCCCGAACCCGTGCTGCTCGCATACCCTCTTCACGTCATCGCGGTCGGACACCCACGCCGAGGGGCTGAACGATTCTCCGACGGGACACAGTTCCTGGCAGAAGCGCTTGCCTGTCGTGGACACCCCGGCCGCCTCCGCCTTCCGCTTGGCAAACTGGCGACTTCGATTGTCGTTTCCGAATCCGTCGTCCCTGTTGCCTCGCCAGAACTGGTCGTTGGTGTAGAGGGGAGACGGCACGCCGATGGATTGCGTAGCGATACGCAGGGCATACTCGTGATTCCCCTTCGAGGTTCGCATGAGACGTTCATAGTGTGACTGCACTGCGTGATCGCTAGACACTTGCTGGTACACTGGTTTCCTCCGGTATTGGTGCTTCTTCGGGAGGCGGTTCGCCGACGGCTTCTGGTGGCGTAGGCGGTTGCGTGTCGGGGAGCATTAGGCGTTCCATAGGGAACTCCATGGCTTCCCCGAGAACAGCCATGAGCGCGTTGTAGGGGCCAAACGTGCCGCTTTGCATTCCGAACTGGAGCAACGGTTCTACGAGGGTTTGCACGAGTTGGTTGGCGTCTTCTTGCTGCTTCTGCTTGTTCTTCTTCCGGCCGGTTCCAGCCTCGATCGTGTACTGCACATCGCTGGACGCTGCCCCCGGGTCATCCGGCGTGTAAACCAACTTCACCCACGCATCCGTCAGCGTGCCATAGACCTCGGGTGGAGAGGCGGCGACCATTTCGGGGTCCATCATCGCTGGGTCGGGTTTCGAGATTGGCTCTCCACAGAGAGTGGAGATGATCTCGGGACCGACCAGCAGACGCGATGCGACCGCTTCTTTGTTGGCGATGCTGGAGTTGAACTTCTCCGTCATGTCCGCGAAGTCGTCGGGTCGCGAGGACAGGTGCGCCTCTCGTGTACGTGTTGCGGTGGCCGACCTGTCTTGCGATGGCGGGGCCGAACCGTACATCAGCGGATCCATGCCGGTGGCCTTCTCAAACTCACGCTGGACTGCCGAGAGAACAGCCCAAAGATCCTTGTTGAGTTCGGGCATTTTAAGAATCTGAACAATCGTCGATAGGTCCAGATTCTTCTCGTTGACCTTCGCGATGACTTGGTCGTAGCCCCTCTCTAACGCCTCCAAGAACTCGGCGTCCACATCCTTGGAGACGACGTAGATGTTGCGGCACGTCGCTTTCACTCGGGAGGTAATGAACCGGTAGGCGTAGTCCATGAAGACCTGCATGGACAAGCCCGATTCCAGAGGCGACCGCGCCCACGGGTTCTCGCAAGACGGGTAGAAGTCCAGAAACGAGCACGGCCACGGGTTGGCGAAGTCTCCGTAGAGCGGAATCGGCCAACTCATTCGCTGTCGCACTTCATCGGCCGTGAAGCTAGGGAGCTTGTCTGGCGGAAGATTCAGCGGATACGGCACGCCCGGCATGATTACCAGCCATACGTACGGCCCTGCCTGGTCGAGCATGTCGTAGGAATCTTGGACTTCTTGCGGGCAGTTGACCAGCTTGTGGCCAACGCCCATGCGACTGAATACCTCGTAGTACACGCAGATGTCGCCACCGCCCTGACGGTTGTCCGATTCGGCCACTCCGTCCGTGTCCGCCAAGTTCCAGTTCGAGTGGTAGTTGGCTCGCAGTTCCTTGACAGGAATCTCAAACTCGTCGGCCAATCGCCATGCCGCCCGCTCTCGGCGCCGGATAATGAACCCCGCGTCCCGCAACTGCTGCGAGTCGGCGTCGATAAAGAGGTTGTCCACCGTCTCGTAGAACGACCCCGGAACGTCACCTGCCGCAGTCTCCACCAATTCGTGCCAGACAACGCCACGCCCCTTAACGAGCGCCTCGGTGCAAGCTTTACGAACCTCGTCGGTCAGCCCGGTTTCCTGGGGAAGATAGTTTAGCCACCACTGGAGCAGCCAGCATCGCATGGATTCTTCGAGTTTGGCTTGCTCATTGATGGGACCGAGCGCCATCAACTCTGGAGGGAGTTGTGGACGTCGCGGGACCACCAAACGATTAGGCACCTTGTTGTGGATGTATGGCAACATCACGGCAACAAAGTTCTGCGACAGGTTCAGTGTCGGTCGCTGGTAGCCCTTGGGGGCTTCAGGAAACGGAGGCTGGCCTTCGGTTAAGTCGTCACTGTAGGTGTAGATCGCGTCGTACTTCTGCCCCAGGAATCGCCACGCGATTTCGGCAGTCTCCCCGAAGTCCTTGTGCTTTTTCTTTTTGCACAGGACGATTTGCTTCTGCCAAATCTCGGTGATCTTGCTAAGCAGATCGGCTACGTCCACTGCCCAACTCCTTGATCCGGGCGTTCATGCCCTCGATCTTGCGCCCTTGTTCTTCGACCGTGGCTTGCAGTGCGTCCAATGCCTTCTTGTAGGCATCCAAGGCTGTGGTAGCTTCCCCGTAGGACTCGGCAATCTGTCGGAGCTTATCTACTGGAAGCGACTGGATGAGCTTCAGCATCTCGCGTCGAGCTACCTCGGCGGGCGCTAGCTCGAACACTCCGCGATCGCTAGCGTCCGCAACCTCGCGGTAGACTTCCGGCTGGTTCACAATGCGCGGGTCGTCAATGTGCCAGCAATCACTGAATCCGGCGATTCCACCCGAATCGCTGACAACCAGACAGTTGCAGCCTCGATTCTTGACGCGAGTCACAAAGCCGAACGCCGGTTCTCGCCTTGTAACGTCGGCGAACATCATGATTGGCGTACTCGGAGAAAGCTGCGAGTAGTCGTACTGGCTCTGGTTCATTGCCATGCTTCACTCCTGCGGTTGGTGCTAGACTAGAACGTGGACGCGGCCGTGGCGGCGGCGTTTCTTTTCCAAAAAGCGGTCGAACAAACTGTCGTCGGGCGACTTCTTCTCGATGCGGGGTTCGTAGTAACGAGGATCGAATGCGGCCGTGTACTCCAGGGTCACAAGCAAGTCTTCTTCCAACTTCTCTCGTTTCGACGGGTCGCGCAGTTTCATTCGCGCCTGCTTGATCTGCTTGTGGAGAGCATCGGGCAGGGAACCACGCATGACCTGGAGCTTGCACTTTCCCTCGAACGGGCCGACACCACGGATTCCCAGCCAGGACAGCAACGCCTCTTCCCTCGCCCGTACGTCGTTGGTTCCAGGGAAGAATCCAGCAAGTTCGCCCTGCTGATCCACCTCGATACCGGCGATGGTGAGTGCTTCCCAATACTGCTCGGCTACGTTCTTGCCAGCGCCGGGCGGGTGCTGTTTTCCCATCTGCTGGTCGATGACCATGGCTCGCCACTGCGTACCGCGTGCCCGTACTTCTCCAGCCCACGCCATGGCGTCTGCGTTCTTGAGATCGAATCCGTCGTACAGGTAGACGTATTCCTCGTTGGGGTCAACGGCGTAGAACGTGGTTGCACAATGCTGCCTGCCAGGATCCACCGTTGCGTACTTGCACCACGTCGGCGGTATCTCGAACGGATCGCAGCCGTGGAGGCCGGCGGGGTCGTACGTCGGGTAGATGCGTCTGCCGACCAGGGCGGGAACGCCGTAATAACGAGTCTGCCGTTCGTCTGGGGACAAGCTCTCCCAGAATTTGCGGCGTTCAGTGGCCGGAATGTAGGGGTTGCCTTCGATGAGGAAACGAAAACAGGCGACATCCGGCGACCCGGACTCGGCGCGTTCTCGAAGTTCCGCTAGTTCCGCGTTGGCTACCTGCGACGTGGCGCTCCAGATGGCCTTGGGTAGATGTTGAGGAGGCTCGTCGATTCCCACCAGGCCACGTACGGCCTCCTTGTAGAACTCGGCGTTGTCCATTTCCTCGTCGAACCAGACGAGGTTGTAGTGGTCGCCTTGGTCCGGCTGGCCGTTTGCGGATCTGGTGTTGAGTCGCCACCCCGTGGAAAACGTCACCATACGGGGGATGCCCTTGTTCTTCGCTTCGTAGGCCACGGAGCGGATCATGCGCGGCGGAATCAAGGGCGGCGCGTCTTTCCATTTCTCGCGATAGGCAAGATCGTACGGATCCAGTTCCGTTGAGTCGTTCGGGTTTGGCCGCACTGAACGCCATTGCCGAGTATGCTCATCGCGGACAATCTTGAACTGTCCCTCGGCGGTCATCTTCCGCCACATAAGGGCAATGTGTTCTTCTTTCAGCCCAACGAGTAACGCATTCCCATTGGTTTTGACGTACTTGTCGTACGGATCGCACCCACAGAAACACCGGGCCGCCTCCGCTGCCGAGCTGAGCGTTTTTGCGCTGCGGTTTGACCCGTCAAGAATTCGCCACTGGGCCGTGCATTGATGGACGCGGTCGGCCAAGGGAAGAGGATTGTAGAGTTGCAACCCCTCCGTCTTCAGCTTGACCAGCTTGCGAGCCAGGCGGGCGGCCTCGGCGCAGATGTTCGCCTTGCGGTTGCGGACCGTAGGGTCCACCGCTCGCGACTGCGTCGTGCCCAGCAGGGCCAGCACATCCGGGTCAGCCGTCATCTGGATCCTCTTTGCCGCTCATCTCCACGATCGCCTTTAGCTCTGCCGTCACGCTTTCGATGTCGTCTCCGTCTCCGTCGTCATCCGACCCGTAGGTGCCAAGCGACGTAAGCAGGGCCGTTGAGATTCGCACTCGGGCTGCATGACCGGCCTCTAGTGCCCTGAAGTCGCTAACCACCTCCTTGGCGAACTGTTCGGGTCCACCGAACTCCTTTATGATTGCCTTCAACGTGCGATGGATATTGATGTCGCTGCCGCCAGCTTCAGCCACTTCCTCCATGATGTCGGCGGTCTTCATCGTTCCGTCTCCAACCTGGGGCCCGGCTTCCACAGTTCCTCGAATCGCTCAACGTGCAGCACAACCCGCGACCGCTTACTGTCTCCCGTCTCCCACTCGTCAAGCACTAGCGGCCCCTCCACTTTCACCACCGATCCAGGTCGAAATGTGGCCAACTGGTCGGCTGTCTTCCCTCTTCCGATCGCGTGGTAATCGGCCTCGCCAACCTCCAGCGTCAACCGGCATGTCTGCGTTCTAAGGGCGTGGGAATAGTCGCTTCGCGGTTGCTGGGAGACGACGCCGGTAATTGCGGCGTACGCGGTGGCGGTTTGACCAGCAGGTACATTTCTCCGTTTAGCCATCGTCTGCCTTTGCATTTCGGACAGTCGTACTGCCAGCTACGGCAGTCGCACATCGCGGCCGGCGCTTCCATGAGTGCCAAGGCTTGAGCCTTCTCCAGAGCAGCGATCGCCCCGGAGGTATCTATGCCCGGGACCTCATGGAAGAGTCGCCCCAGTTCTGCTTGAATCGTTCCCATCCGTTCGACCAGCCTGAGAATCGTGGCTCTGGCGTCGAATGGCTTTTCAAGGCGCTCAGGTACAGGTTGTCCATAGATGTCGTTCGCCATATCAAGGAGAGCCCCGTCCGCGCACGAATACACGGACGGGGCTGCTCGCGGGGTTGACTTTATCCGGCGGCTTCGGAAGCCTTCAGGCTGATGTCGAACCAGCACCGCACCGCGGCGGACGTGGTGGTAGACGCCTGGTCGATGGTCCCCAAGACCGTCTCGCCGGCCGCCGCCGCCGCACCGTTCACCAGGCCGCTGGCGTCCGAGGCGATTGCCGCATGGGCCGCGAGATTCACACTCGATGCTTCGGTAGTGCTGTTGCACCACCCCTCAATGACGACGTAAGCCAAGTCGTGCTCGCTCCACGTCTTGCCCACGGTGTAGGCGTCATCGAGCGGCACGGCCAGCCCGCCGGCGGAGTCGTTGACACCTCCGATGGCGCGGCCCAGGTCTTGCGAGCCTGTGCCGAACTTATACAGCTTCCGAGCCACAGTGATGTCGCCCCCGGAGGCGTTGCACACCACCCTGAGCTTGACCCAAGTTCCGTCGCTGTGCTGCGTGTTGGGCACAGTGAACTCCTGGCCAAGCAGGTGCTTGTAGATCGAACTGTCCGGGGTAAGTTGGTCGTCGCAGTAGAACGTGCCGCGAGGGAACGGCAAGTAGCATTCTCTGGTCATGTTCGGTTCCTTCTATTCGTTGCTGTTGTTGTCGGTTCAGGAAATGGCCTGGAGCTTGGCGAAGTAGGCCGGGGACTCAAACCTCATTCCGAGCCACGAATCCATCGCCAGGAGTTGGGACGACGTGGTGATGTCCGTGTCGCGTTCCGTGACGATGAGTTCGCTCTGGAGCGAGCGGAGTTCCATCTTGCTCCAGTTCAAGCCGTACCCGACGGCATCGGGTACGCCAAATTCATCCCAGAATTCCACGCCGTTGAACTTAACCGTCTCAAATCCAGCTTTGAGTGTGTCGCTACCCTGCGTCACCTCGAACGTCTGCTTGGAGTTCATGCTGTCCTTCATCTGGCGCATGAGTTCCGTATTGACCAAGATCAGGTCGTACTTGGTCTTTTGCAGCGTTTGTCCGTAGGTGATTAGGTAGTTGACGGCCTCCTGCCAGGTGTTGGGCCACGTCTTGGTGGTGGCCGCCCATCCGGTGTTCGTGTAGTCCACGACCAAAGGCGACCAGAAGCAGTATTCCGTGTCGCCGGTTCCGGTGGGCCAACCCTTGCCGGAATTGGCGGTCCAGTCGCCGCCGTACGTGCCGAGGTTCGTGGTGAGTTGCGCGTAGCTGTCGTTCGGGTCGCCGACGGGCGAGTTGCTCACGCACCCATTGACGCCGAACATCGACTCCAGGCCGATGAGTCGCTTGGAATTCGCCGAGGTGTACCCATCGCGGTAGATTTCGTCGCACAGCGCATCGGTGAAGTCCTCGGTCATCTGGCCGGCAAGCGTGGTGACTAGGTTGGCCAGCGTCGAATCGGACCGCTGTTGCATCAACCGCTCGGCCTTCGAGATGGTCTCGCCCATCCAGTAGGTACGGTAGGGAATCGACGCCTGCTTGTAGACGTTGGTGGGCGTGAAGGTCCGGGTGCTGGGCGTTGCGTCCCCGGGCGTGATGTCCCTTCGACGGAAGCGAGGCAGCCACTGGAGAGCTTTGGCCCCGTTTTCGTTGACGTTCATGAGGATGCGGCCCTTCGCCTTCATCATCCCAAAGACGATCCGCTTCCGGTAAATCGGTTCGCACTTCTTCTTGATCCACGCATTGATCGTGGTGGCGTCAAGACGCGGGGTAGCCGCAATGTGTTCAGTCGTGGCCATATCCGAACTCCTTTGGTTCGCGTGTTGTCAGGTTGTCACTCGGAGGTTCGGAGACTCGGAGGATCTGTCGGAGGAAGTTCTAAAAGGCGGGAGGCCGGGTCCGTTGTGGAGTGTCCGGCTCTCCCGCTGCACCAACCGCTTCGCCTCCGAAACGAAGTGGCGGCGCGTGATTCGTTACTCGATTGCCGTGGCGAAGGTCGCTTGATATTTCTGGAAAGCCTCGATGGCTCTTTCTTCTGGCCCCTTGTATTGGGCGAAAAACTCGTCTGCCGTCATCATCGTTTTGGGCGGCGCGGCGACGGCCGGCTGCCGCATAGCCTTGACTCCCGGTCGCCGGGGAACCGCTGCCCGCGGCTGGCCTGCCAAGGCAAGCTGCAAAGCCTTGTTGGCCCTCCCTACAGGGTCGGGAATGAAAGCCAAGTCCTTATCCGTCGTGAACAGATCCCACGCCTGCTGGCCGATAGCCGTGCTTCCCTTGCTGGGGTCGCCGTCCACATACAGGACGCTGGAGTTCTTGTCTTCCCAGCCACGCATCGCTTGCTGCGATGCACGCTCCTGGTCCGTCTGCGTCACCTGTTGGAGCTTGGCTTCCAACTCCTTGGTGTGCTTCTGAACGAACGGGGCCACGGCCTTCTCGGGAGAAAGGGCAAACCCGAGCATGGCTTCGTAGACTTTGGCTTGAACCGTCGCAAGTTTCTGGGCGATGTCGGCCGGCGCTTTTCCGGCGTCCACCAACGCCTGCCATGTACGCACTTGCTCGGCGGTAACACCAGCCATCCAGTCGTCGGAGGCGGGCGCCTTGGCTTGGGTCGGGGACTGCCCGGAGACAAGAGCAATAATTTCTTCAGGACTTTTTCCGGCGGCAGCCTGCTGAAACTGTTTCCAGCGCTGGGCGTCTTCGTTCCGCTCACCTACCTTGCGGTAGCCCTCAACCAGGCCGCGAAGCCCTTCTTCAGGATCCGCGTACTTGTCGGTGAGGTCCAAACCGAACTGGTCGCGGATGTAGGACAGGATGTTGTCCTCGCCTTCAGCCGCAGTTTCCTCGGTTTTTGCCGGGGCTTCTGGAGTTTCCGACTGGACGGGCGAAGGCGTCTCTGCCGTCTCGACGGGCGTCTCTTCCGTGTTTGGCGTGATGTCTTCTTCGGCCATTGCGTACTCCGAGCGCGGTAGGTGCGGTGGTGTCGCGGCGCTCGGAGGTGCGCCAGAGAAAGTACCCTTCTCTATCCCTGTGCTACCACAGGTCTTCTTATACGCAAGAGCGTTTTCCAAGAAAAAATGGGTTGCGTATAAGAAAAGGTGTGGTAGCACGGAAGAATGAGAGACGACTTAATCGGCCGCGTTTCCCCGGGAGACAAGCCGTCTGCCGAACGCGAGAATCGCGTGGCCGATCAGGCTGGCGCAGAGATCACCGGCATCGGCTTCATCTCCGAGCCGGGCGGCGCTGCGCTACTACAGCGACCCGATCGAGACGGCCGACTGCCGCATCGTCCCAACTCGGACGTTCCGGCCTACGGAGTCATGGTCTGCAACGAAGCAGAAGACGCCGCCGTTGCGTGCATTCTCAAGACTACGAAAACGGTGACGCTGGGCGAGCGCCCGATTTACGTCAACGACCAGAACGCCACCTCCAGTGGAAACATTGGCTGGTGTCGTCGGCCGACGAACGAGCCGCTCTATGTGGCCTACGATACCGGAGATGGCACGCCTGCGGCCGGAGAAAGCTGGGGACCAGTTCCAGATTCCTACTTGGTACGCAAGGGGTTCCCGGGCTTTTGCATCCTGGCGGAAGGCGACGGCACGAATGCTAAGGCCGTCTACGAAGATGGAATATCCATCTACTACGGGAAACTTGACGCAGAACTGTCGCCAGCCATTCCCGCACAGATGACGGCGTACTACTACAACGGCACCACTGACGCGACATCGACTGTCACTGAGACGGTCTACTGCACAAAACTGCTTGCGTCCGGAGAAACCGCCGTACCTTCCGGGACTGACGTGTGGTGCGTGTGGAGATCCGCCTCGCGGCACCTAGAAGCCGTGCAGTGGGCTTGCAGCACTAGTTCCTGAGGATTCCACGATCGTAGGAGCGTAGCATGGCGTTAGCCAACGGATATTCGGTTCTCCGCACAATCACGCTTGACCACACGAAGTTCGCGTCAACCCTAATAGGATAATCCATGATCGGAACACCCGACTCTTCCGGCTCCACGGTTCTTACCGAAAAGTACACCGTGGACAACGCCAACGTGGACGCCGACCTGACAGATTTCCCCCTGTTGGTCCGCATCACATCGGACTCAGTACTGGGAGCCGTGTGCGGCGCAACCGGAACCGATGTCGAGCTGCTCGATTCCACCGGCGCGGCGTTGAAGTTCCAGCGCATCTCGTTTGCGGTTACCGGTGGCGCAGCTACGGCCGTGTACCGAACGAAAGCCGCGATCGACAGCGACGCGGATACCCTGCTCTACATTGCCAGCGGCGCAGCCACCGACCAGCAGGACGCAGTGAACGCCTACTCCGGCGTCACCGCTCACTGGTTGCTCGGCGAGGCGTCTGGGACTTGCTACGACTCGACGGCCAACAATCACGATCTGACGGCCGTCAACACGCCGACCTATGGACAGGCCGCCAAGGTAGGCAACGGCGTTGGTACGGCGAGCGGTTACTTTTCCACTGCCGATCACGCCGACTTCGCTTGTGGAACGAATGCGATAACGTACGCCGGCTGGATCTATGCCACGGCATGGAGCAATTGGTGGGAGTCTTGTTTCATCGCGCAGGACGCCGGGTCGGGAGACAACAACAAGGTGATTTTCGGCTACGAGACCGGAACCACGAAGCTCGTATTCCACTTCCGCGTCGCTGGCGGTGCCAGTCTGGAACTAAAGAGCGACGCAATCACCGGCGGGATTTCCACCGGCGCATGGCATCACGTCGCCGTGACTCGCAACGGGAGCACGTTCGCGTTTTACTGCGACGGCGCGCCGGTCGGGACTGCTACGGACGCCACGGCCATCCCGGATGTCGGGGCTGCCGTAACGCTCGGCTGGAGCGTGGCCGAAGGCGGGTCGCCGTTTAATGGCTACCTCAACGATTGGTTCTTTGTCAACGGCACCGCCTGGTCGGCCGCCTGGATCAAATTCCTCTATGAAAACACCAACTCCGCCGACGCCGAGGGCGCGGTATCTGCCGATACGCCCGACGCGGTAACGATCACGGGCAACCCCTATCTGGGAATCACCGGCCAGACCGGCTTGACCGTCTGGGCCGAGGTGCTCAACCCGCTGGAGTTGCGCCAGGTGTGGAATGGGACGGCCTACGTGGCCGCCTCTACATTGGCCGACACTGCGGCATGGCGGGCGTGCCTCGTGGCGTGCGGCCCGCAATCGCTGACGGATGCCACGGCGACGACGGTGTATGTAGGAGGGATACCCGATGCGCTCAAGAATCTGCCCTACACGGTTGTGTTTTACACCGGCCGATTCCCCAAGCCCGGCAACATCCCGTACGG